AAGTCCCCGGTCTTCTCGAGTTGAATTGAACGGACCAAAACCGAGCAACGTGAGCGCTCGGGCTGCTTTTTGCAGTTGTGCTACCTCCCGCGCGGACATGGCTGTGCCTACCGCGCGTCCCGCTGCCACTAAGGAGAACACCCTCTGTACGAGGTGTCATGCTGATCTTTTGGGGGCCCTGACCCCTGAGGAGTTCAAGAAGCATGAGCGTGCGGGAGACGACCAAGGTTACTGGCTTATCACCCTTGTCGTCGACCGGTGCCCCGCTTGCCACCCGCCCTTCGGGACGATGACCTGGGAAAGTTGGGGTTACTGGCTCGGTTACGACATGGGTGAGGAGCACACCATCGCCCTGACTTGTAGTCAGTACGCCGAGGCTGTGACGTCCGCCGCCGCGGGCGCAGTTGCTGACGCACCACCACGTGTCCAGAACGGAAACATTCAACTAGCCAACATGAGGGGCAATTCCGTTATTGGAGACGATGCTGGAGAAGACGCGCTGTACAAAGCTGCTATCTTCCAAGTTTGGCCATATGTCGCTGCTCTTTTGACCAGCGGCGAGGCGAACAAGAGTACGTTTGACAACTCCTGGTGCTGCTGCACTGGGAGAACGGCTCGCCTCCGTAAGACCAAACACATCGAGATTCGCCCGCCGAAGAAGAAAGTAGCTGCCTCGCTCGGACCCAAGGACGACGATGGAAAGGGTTCCACCGTCAACGAGAAGATCTTTGGCGAAGCATCGGACAAGATGGCCTGCTCCGTGCCACATGTTACGTTGCTTTGTGACGCCAATGAGGCCAAGGGTTTGCGCGAGCATCAGGACGCAATTGCGGCTAAGTTTGGGCCCACGACTCAGGACAAGATATTCTACCAGAATGATCCTGAACGTGTTGCCCAGGCCGTCCAACAGCGCATTGTCGAGAAGCACGTCGACGTCGACATGACCGACCAGGACCGAGACGAGCTTACGGCCACCACAGATGCGTTCTGTGAGGAGCTTCGCAACTCGAAGAAGCTGGACAGGATCGCCTCATGGTTGCTTTTCGGTGACATCGTAAGCAACAAGTGGCTCCTCAGCCGTGCCGAGGTGCAGCTCAACATACTCATGTGGACTTGGATGCCCGAGTATGAATTTAAGGCCGCGATCAAGCTAGAGCCCATGAAGCCAGGCAAACCACCCCGCATGCTCATCGCCGATGGCGATGCGGGTGCCGTCATGTCAGCTCTCACGATCGGAGTATTGGAGCGGTACATATCCTACTATCACAAGAAGCGCACGATCAAGGGAGTGCCGAAGTCAACGCGCATGGAGCAGATCTGCCATGAATCGTTCGAGATGGAGAACGTCTCCGAGCCATACCGTGCATTTATGCTAGAAAATGACGGTACAGCTTGGGACACTTGCTGCAGCTCGACGTTACGCGCAATGACTGAGGATCGTGTGCTCGATACGGTCATGGATGTTCTGTACAAGTACTTTGTACCGTACAACATGTTCCAAGATGCCCGGAAGAAAGCGGACCGCAAGAAGCAGTACAAGCTGCAGATGTCCACTGCCAAGGTGAAGATCGAGGGCTTTGCGCAAGCCGGTAACTTCTACACCATGGAGGACACTGCACGCATAGTGCTGAAAAAGTGTGCCAAGATCAAGATCGACGCCATCCGTCGTAGCGGAGATCGCGGCACAAGCATCCTGAACTGGCTGGTCAACTTTCTGTGCTGGGCATGGGTCCTTTGTGGGGGGAAGGGGTCCATCCACTTCATCCACGTAAACGGGAAAGTGTGCGTCGATATCTTCGGAGAGAAACGCCGCTACCGTATCTGGTTGGAGGGAGACGACTCCTTTCTGCGCCTGACTGGACGCAAGTTCACCCAGAGTGAACTAGACGTCCTGGCCTCACGCTGGGTCAAGCTCGGCCACCGTCCCAAACTCTACATGCGTGTGGAGGGACAGGTTGCTGAGTTCTGTGGGTGGAAGTTTGTCGTCACACCCTATGGCCTGGACGTCGACACCGCGGTGCCGGACGTCCCGCGCATGCTCGCCAACTGCTTCTACACTACTTGCAAGGAAGCAATCGAAGCAGCCAAGTCGGGGGACACCCTGGCTTTTGGACGCCTCGTGGGTCCCGCTCTCGTGGCCCGCGCCGGCCCTTTGGCCGACCGCGTCCCGAGCATTGCGCAAT